ATCTTCATCAACCGATTGCCGCATTTTTGTCCTACAAATTGGTTCATTAACAATTTATTCTCTTTCATAGCTTTCTCCTTTACCCATGCACACTCAAAACAGGCATAACAAAAAGCACCCCATCCACGCTTTCGCCCAGACACAGTGCTTTACCTTTGATATTCTATTTTGAACCCACACACGTTATTAGATTATTGCTCACTTAATTTGTAAAGCCCCAAGTAGCTAATGGGCTATTTTGCTTGTTGATAAGCTTTTTTTAATTTGTTATAGCCATTTTTGTTACCGTATTTCAAGTTTTGGTACTCATTTAGGTTTATCGGTGAATCTTTCTTACCTAAAACATCTTTTAACAACCTGTATTCAGCGTTGTCACGCTTGGTATTGCCTACTTTTCTCTTTTGGATAACAATTTCTTCATCCGAATACTTTTCTTTCAGCTTATCCATCCATTCGTTATAGGTTGTGTCACCTCTAATGGGAATCACTTTACCGCTGATAGGGTCTAGTGCGTTTCTAGGTAGCTTCATGGTGCGTTTGCTGTACATTACTGCTATCGTTCTGCACCAAGGATGGAAAGGCGGATACGTTCCGCTAGCACCGTTTACCTTAGCTTCAGAAACTAGATAAACCTTATGATCTTTACCTTTACAGATTTCAGACGTTCTCAAGTCCAGCACTGCAACAAGCATATACACTTTTACGCCATTATCTTGCCACGCTTTGAGTTTCGCTTGGTTTGCCATGTAATTAGCTTCCGTACGTATCAAACGCCTAGCAACGCCAATAGAGCGGTCAAATTCACTAGCTATTGCCTTGGCCATTTCAAACTCCGACATACCAGTCATAGATTCAACAGTGAACAGTTCTTCTAACCTCGCTGCTAAAGCTTCAGTATCGCCCCACAGTCGCTTGGAATAATTAGATCCATGCCAGTGGCTATCGAGGATGTTCTTTGTATACCTGGTAGATAATTCTTTGAACTGATAATCTTTTTTGTTCCATACCTCAATGACAACGCCATTTTTAGCATTCTCTTGCGCCTTTCGGATGACTGATTCAGCAGTTGCCTCCCGATAGGATTCGTGAATAGCATCTACATAGAACTCTGTCTGTTTTTGTAGCTGAACATCTGCAACTTGCTTAGAAACTAAAAAAGACTTGGCTTTCAAGTCCTCTGCACGAGTGATACGCTCTTTAAATGCTAATGCTTGCAATCTGTTTTTTGCTGACGCTTGCAAGCCTGGATCTTTAATCTGTTTAGATAGCTTCCTCAATTCTGCTAACTCTTCAACTGACGTTGTTTGGTTCAGTATCCGTTTAGCTTCAACCTCAGATAGCCCAGAGCGTTGTTGAGAGCGTGCAAATAACTTCCTAACCTTTTGGGTTAAGTAAGTCTGTGCTTGCCTGTAAGCCTTCGCTACAGCTTCCTCGACTTTGATTGCGCCATCGTTTATTTTTTGCTCGGCATCAATGTTACGTCGTTCCCAGTAAGATAGCTTGCGTTTCTTTTGAGCCATTTAATCAGCTCCTTATTTCATCCCGCCAGTTAAAATGCTGATTGAAAATTTTAAAGCTTGATCTTCGTTAAATCCTTCTTCTAAACATTTATCGAACAAGTATTTACCTTGTTTTGCCATATAATCTAAGCCTTTTTGCATTTCAAAGAAGGTGGCTTCAAGTGTTTGATTGCTCTCATTCATCTTCATTAATTCTTTTAACTGCTTTTCATTCATCTTCTTCGTCCTCCTCCGGCTCATCATCCAAATCCGAATGACTATCTTCAGCTTGCACACCTAATGCTTTAGCTTGCAATTTCATGTTCTCCTCTTTTTGCTGATTCAACATTTCAACCACTTCTTGTGGGTTATCAATATCATCTAGCCAACCTAAGCTAATCAACAATGGTATAAACTCTTGCGATTCTTTGATTTGATTAATGATATCCGAGCGGTTGATCGGCAAATTAGGTTTAAACTTGATTGTTGTTCCTTCAACATCTACATTATGGCCTTTTACATTCAAGATGTTCTGCAACAATTCCAAGCGCTGCATAATACCATCTTCCAAATATCCAATCTTGATTGACAATACAAGTAACAATCCAAACAACTTGTACTTCATCGCTTCACCAGATTGAGTTCCGGCAAAGTTTTCATCATTCAGATTGGGTACATAAGTTGTTTTGTGGAAATCATCAAGCAAAGAATCAGCTAATTTCTGCACCTGTGTTTCATCAAATGTGTTAGTTGCATACTGGAAATCTCCACCATCTGATTTTGCTGGCGCTTCAATTGCCATGGTTCCGTTTATCTCTTCTGGTTTTTCATCAGGTAGGCCAAAACCGAACATGATCATAATCGCTTTGACAAAGTTCTTCTTGTCTTTGATACGATCCGTTTGTAATACGTTATACCCATCTATTTGAGATAGTTGTTGCTCATAGTCACCTTGCTTTTCTTCATTGTTTCTAAACTCAACTACAGGTACATCTTTGTAGTAATGTGGTTTAACTTTAGGATTCGGTGATTTATTGATTAAACTTGTAGGATCTAATCGTTTCGTTTTAGATAGATACGTGATCACCCATTTTTGAGTGTAAACTGTTATCTCCCAAAATGTTCTTCGCTTCAAATCACGCTTCTTGACCATACGAACAGCAAATAATTTCGTTCGATCGATAGTGTCATCAACAACTAAAAACATACCTCTTGGATCAATCCATGCGATTTTCGGCACAGTTTCAGGAACATCGCTGCCTTCAGTACCGGGTTTAATTGCTAAGTACTGCAATTCAAGACCCACGCCCATTGCTGATAATCCTTTTTCTAATTCCTTATCGTGCTTCTTAATCTTCATCTTTTCTAATGCATCCGTAACTGGCGTAATATCTTTACCCTTTGCTGGTGCATAAGATACAGGAGCACCTACCGTAAATCCCACCATCATATCCGTTACATATTTAGCGTTATTGACAAAGATTTCGTCCATCTCATGTGGCGTTCGAATCTTTGTCTGCCCAATTTTATGGGGTTTACCTTCGTAGTAATCAAACAACATATCTAGACGTGGTATTTCTTTCTTGTGCTCTTCCATGCAGAAGTTAATTACTTCCATACTAGGGTTGTTAATATCACCAGCTAATTCACGATCAATAGCAATTGCCATTCTTTCACCTTCTTGTTAACCATTCTGGTTGTTTTTTGATAGTAATTGTTTTCTTCTTCATATCATCACTAAAAGCGTATCTAGTAGCATCGATCGTATGATTATCTTTATCTTCAAGACGCGGCTTAGGATTGCCATCTTTATCCGTCTGATAATCGATATTTTCAAACTCTCTCGCAATATTCGGTGTTCTCTTGGGATCAATGCAGATGAAATCCAGATCATCCAGCCATTGTTCTCCATACTCCACCGAATCAGGGCCTTTCTTGACGCCCTTAACTTTCTTCATTCCTTGATCGTATCTTAATTCATCAATACTTTTTGGTTCTGCTGAATCCGCAAAGACCTCATCTGAACCATATCCTTTTGCGCGTGCTTTACCAGCAAATTCACGATTACTCATTTTCACACTGTATATTTCATCGATAGCATAAATACCATTTTTCTTCTTGTCATAATGCCACCGCACGAATGCCAGTGGATCCGTAGCATAACCAAAGTCTAATCCGTTGCGGATGTTATCGAAATTTGCAACCATCTCATCAGTGATGCTCCCTGGCACTACTTTCAGATTGTCGAACGGTACTACGCCGGAACCGATTGCCTTTCCGTCATATTCCCACTCAGCTCGTCTAGGGTTCCTTGCTCTAGCCGCTTCAACTTCGCTCAGAAACTCCTTAGAGATAAAGGGGTTATCTTTGTAAGTTGAGTGATGAATGAATGTGTTTTTAGGCTGAAAGGATGTTTCGTATTTTTTATTTACCCATGATTGCTTCCGTTTTGGCGGATTATAACTGTAAAAGAATTTATAAAAAAGACCATCGTCCAATTCTCCACGCAATAGGGAGTTGGTGATAGTCGTTACTTCATCTTCATTCTTAAATTCTGCTAGCTCCTCAATCCAACCGATCGCGAAAGGGAATTTGCTGTCCTTTAACGATTTAATCCGTTCTGGATTCTGCGCCCCACGAAATATCATATAGTTACCACGAGGTTTATAAGTAATCCTCAATGGAGATTTATTAAACTTGAATAGGTGGGAAACACCTTGCTGTTCAATCGCCCATTTCATCTGTTCATACAATGATTGCTCAAGCGTATTATCAACATACCGAATCCCGACTGCATTTACAGCGTACCGCATAAGTAATTGAGTGATTATATGCGCAATATCCGATGATTTACCAGATCCACGACCGCCCTTGCATACGATATTCAATATGTCAGAGTTAAGGGTAGCCCTCCATACGCTATGAAACTTCTCAGGTAGTAAATCAGAAAGCTTTTTAGCCATCGTCTTCACTAC